TCATGCGTCCTCCCCGGCGCGCTCAAGCGCCTCCTGCACCCAGTTTTGCAGCGTCAGCAGTAGCTCCGCGTACGCCTGCTCCATGGCCAGCGGCGTGAAGGCGTCCAGCGTGCCGGCCTCGTTGTCATCCATCTCAATCAAGCCGCCGACCGCGCCCGCATACTCGATATAGGACGGCGACTTGCCCGCATTGAGATAGTTATCCGCCGTCTGATCCTCGATCGTGTGCCACAGCGGGTCAAACCCAAAGTTGTACATGGAAAAGAGCGCCTCTTCCACCCGCCACATCCGCTCGGCATCAAAGCCGCAGCCCTGGAACATGACGCTCGTGTTGTACTCCCCGGCAGCGCTCGCCGCCACGCCGCGCCCGTGGCAGCTGATCGCCGCCTGTGCCTTACACTGCCGGATCGTGTTCATGATGTATTGTGTTTCAATCTCGCTACCCGCGTACGCGCCGAATTGTCCGTTTTCCCGCGTACCGCCCTGCGGATCGGCGTCGCTCCCTGCCCATCCGGGTGTGTCGTAATTGCGGTTGATGTTTACGCCGTTGGCATTGCGGTACGTGCCGTACGGGTTGCCAACTGGAATTACGGTTACAACAGCGTTTTCCCGCAGCCACTGCAGAAACAGGTTGTTCGTTGCCCCGCACAGATCCTTAACCAGCCGCATTACTATCACTGACGGCATCATGCTATCGCCGTGGTTGCCGTGTTCGTTGGCGAGGATGAAGACAGAAAATAGTCTCGTTCCGTCGAGCTTTTTATCTTCAAACGGATACCGCCAGAATTTAACTCCTTGAGAATCGACGATGTATTCGTGGGTAAATTCCTTGACTCCGTGCGAAGCAACAAAACCAGCGGTATACGTCCTGCCCATGTAGCTCTTCATGATTGCGAACGGCGCAGTGTAGACAATCTCCGGCGCTGTGTCGCCGTCCGGGTATCGCTCAAAGACGAGGCCGCCCGCCACGCGCGTGCTCGCCTCGCCGACCGTCTCACAGTTGACCGCCGTCACCGCGCCGTATTCTGTGCCGATGTACGCCGTGGAGTACATCATGTCGCCGATACGCGGAGAGACCGACTCGCTATAGACCACCGTGTCGCCATTGGCCCACGCGTACATCTTAGGATATCCCTCTTTGTACCATGCCCGCCAATACGCCTTGCTGTACACATATCGATAATAATCGTATTCGCCGCTGGCGTCCTTGCCCAGGTTCTGGCGCACCATGTAGGTGCGGTATCTCTCCCACAGCGCGTCCATGTAGGCATAGACCTGCTCGGTCGGCACGTCTGCGACGTTAAAATCCGCTCCCTCGCTGCCGTCTCCGGGCAGTTGAGGGCTTGGCGGGTATGCGGCAAACGCAAAGGCGTCCATGCCGCCGGAGGCAGCGCACGAAGAGACCTTGTTTTCCAGCGCGCTGACGTCGGTGCGCAGCTGCGCTGTTTTGCTCTCCAGCGCCGATACGCGCTGGCTGTAATCAGGCGGCTGGTTGTACTCAATGCCCGTATCCATCCAGCCGGTCACCGTTTCGTTCCCGCCCTCAACAATCGTGTAGCTGATCTCCTCGTCCTGCGTGACGATCAGGCTGTCAGCGTCGACGCCCGGCGCGACGTTAAACACGCAGTATTTATACGCGATCGTCGATCTAAAGCTGTACGTCAACTCTCCATCCGCAAAAGCGTACGACGTCTCATACAGGCCGTCGTCGCCGAATGTCGTGCCGTCTGTACTAAAATAACAATAATTCCCCTGCGCGTACGGCGCATTTTCGTTTGTGACTTCCCGCGCCCTGATGACGACCGTCTCTCCCTCGACGACGTTGACCGGCACGACGATCGCGCAGTTGTTTGCGTACTCGACAAACCCGCCGCCGCTGCTTGAGTAGCGATACCCGTCGTGGATGGCCGCGCCGTTCGCCGGGTCAAAAATGTTGGTAAAATTGGGGATCGTCTCCCCCTCGGTCACGGTCGTCCGCGTCATGTATGCGCACAAATGACCGTTGGGCAGCACGTAGATTTTGCCCGTGTCCACGCACTCAGAGATGTCGTTGACGTATTCCGGCGGCGCAGCCACGGTCGCCACGACGATTTTTTCGGCCACGGCCGCGGCAAAATCGTCAGCGCCCTTGACCGCCGTCATTACCTCGCTCACCAGCTGCTCACGGTCGGCAGCCGTGTAGTAGTCCACGCCCTTTACAGGCGTAAGTCCCGCGTCGCCCTTCGCGCCGGTATCGCCCTTTTCGCCCTTTTCGCCCTTCGCGCCGACGAGCGCAGGAATCTGGATCCAGTTGCCATTTTCGTCCCTCACGAACAAAATCACGCCTCACTCCTCCTTTTTCATAAGTAAGGGGCGGCGGAAAACTGCCGCCCCTTAATTCGCATTATTTCCAGATTTTTAATCAGCCGGAAGATACGGTCGCTTTGCAAGTTCCTTCAACGTCAGCAGTACGAAATTGAGGAATCCGTCCACTGCGATGGTAGCCGGAAGTGATGCATACGCCTCCGTTCCATCCGGTACATTCACGCCGTTTTCATAGAATGCAGACGCATTGGTTTCAAAGCATAGCGTATGAATGCCCTGCTCATAACCATACTGACACCTGTCGCCCTGATGGGTGTAATCAGTCGCATAGCCGTCAATAGCCCAGTTGCCTTCGGGGTATACGCCAGTAAGCCGCTTCCTCAGTTTGCGCGACCTATCCGAAATTGACGTTGCAAGTATGTTCACAAGATGCTGACCAACAGCAAAGCCCCACCAGCTTGTATTCTCGCTGGTGCGATAGCTGTTGTGGTGGTCAATGTATACATGGGGCTTAATCGCATCCAGATAGTGCATGAACAACTGCGTTTCGTATTCGCACGCCGCAGAAGGCCCGGTATAATCATCTGTTCCTTCCCCAGCCACAGCCCATTCGGAAGTCGGACAGTTGCGGTTGATATTCACGCCGTTATAGTTAACACGGGTGTTTTTTTCCACAACATACGGAGTCGCACAAGGCATGACGTAAATCACGCTTTCCCACCGCAACGCTTCCAGATTTTCGTCCGTCTGCCACGATTCACAGATCAGCTTCATCATCTGGTACATGTCCCAAACTGCCATAAGTTCACCGTGTGTACCAGTCGTGACAAACAACGTAATCGGCTTCGACAGCGTTGCCCCCGTCAGGGAAGATGTACTCGGCGTGAGGGTTGGCGCGAATTTGTACATGTAAGTCGGATAATTGCTGAGCGCATCCGGCCTTGTGATTCCAGCAGCGGCCACTTCTGCATCACAGTCAACTTTCTGCACATAGTCCGGATAAGCTGCGACAAGCGCATCATACAGACCGTAGAAGTACGACAACCGCTGACCTTCGCCGTGATCAACAAACGCCGGGATTGTGGGCGTTTCATAATCGCAGTTGATGCCATTGCCGAACACATAGGAAGTATTCTCAATAGCACTGATCCTGCCATTCACTCGCGCCATTGCTTCGTCCAGCGGATCGTGTTCTTCTTTGTACAGGGCATATTCTCTGGTCTTTAGCGCTTGTACAATCAGAGCGCAATCCTTGTTGTATGACAGAGCAATGTCTTCCTCCACAGCGTTTGACTCTGCTACGCTGAGAATTGTCCCTTCATCGTCCACAAACGCCCACAGACGTGCTTTCGATCCTCCAGAGCCAGTAAGGTGATACACATCGTCAGATTTATAATCAACCTTCAGATAACCACGGCTTGCTTCGGTGACGAAATTCGTTGTGCCGATCAGGTCAACGGTCGAACCGCTCAGATCGTAGTAACCGCCGAACACCCAGCCTTTTACCTCAACGAGCTTCGTCAGCCCTTCCTGTTCATCATCGCCGCTGCTGGATACGATGACTTCCTTGTATACTGCATATGTAGCGGTTTTGAGCACTTGTACGAGGAGCGTACAATCTGCGTTATACTTAAGGATATAATCTTCTTTAACAACTCCTCCAGCATCAGTTCTGCCGGAACTCGAAAGTATTGTGCCGTCCGCTGAAATCAGCGTCCACAAATAACCCTTTGACCCACCAGTACCTGTGATATGGTATACATCGCCGGATTTATAGTCAATCTTCAAATAGCCACGGCTTACCTCGGTGACGAAATTTGCATCACTATTCAGATCAACGGTGGTGCCAGTCGTGTTATAGTAACCGCCCCAAACCCAGCCGAGCACTTCGACAAGTTCAACTACGTCGTCGCCATTCTTCAGCGCCTCAATCTCCTCAGAAAGTGAAGTAACGGCTTCGGCGTTCTCCGCGATACTCTCGGCATTCGCCGCCACCCCTGCCCGCGCCGCCGCGTCCGTCACCTCGACCTTGTTCCCGTTTTTGTCGACCAGATACGAGCCGACAATCATCGTTTCATTGCTCATTTTTTACCTCCTCTCAGCTTACCAGCACCACGCCGCCGCCCTGGTCGGTGAGCGCCGCATCAATCTGCACCGCGCCGCCGTCAAGCGCCGTAAACTCCGCGCCGCTCATCGTCACCACGCCGCCGTCCGCCGCCTCAAAGACGATCTCCGTCTCCGGCGTCACCGTGCCGGTGACCGTCAGCGCACCGTCCACGATTCCAAGCCCCTCGCCCAGCCGTAGGTACTGCAGCACGTTGTCCGCGCCGACGTAAAGCAGCGCGCCCGGCGTCAATCCGCTGGCCAGCCCGTCCGGGTTGATCCAGATCTGTTCGCCGCCCTCCGGCTCGTCGCTGCCCACGTGTACGACGTCTGCAGCCGCGCCGTCAAAGCTCTCAGCCGCCTCCCGCGCCTCCTCCGCCGCCTCCTCCGCGCGCTTTGCCGCGTCGACGACCGTCTGCGTCCATGCCTGTGCCGCCTCCGGCGGCTCGTCCTGCGCCGTCCCCGGCATAATGCCCGGCACGATCAGATGCGCGCTTGCGCTCGTCTTGCGCTCGCCCTGTTCGCCCGTCGCCACGACCTGGTAGCAGCCGCGTCCGGCGGCAGTCGTGTCCCCGGTCGTGATCGCCCAGACCAGCTCGCTGCCCTCCATCGCGGTCACCGGCAGGTACCTGACGCCCGCCGGGCTTGTCGCCTCGATACGGTATGCCGTCAGCTGCGGGTACAGCGCGCGCCACTCGCTCACGTCAATGCGCACCTCGCTGACGCCGCCGTCCTTTTCGCGCCCGATCTCAATCGCGCGCAGCGCGCCGATGTGCATCCTCATCAGTAATCACCCGCCCCTCTTGATTGAATAAAAACCTGAAAAAAAAGATCCTCCGTAATCCGAGTCAGCTTGTCCGGCGTAAAGGCGACCGTGTGCCATGTGCCGCGCGTGACGCGTCCGTCCGCGTCCTTGCGCAGGTACGGCGCCACGTCCAGCTCGCTCGCCTCGCCGATCGCCTCCGCGGGCACCTCCTCGCCGTCCACCACCAGCGTGATTTCGTCCGCGCGCTCGCCCTCGTACACGCCGTACTCCAGCTCATGCGTGTGATCCGGGATATTCAGCGTGTGCGTGTGCGCCTCAAGCTCAAACTCCATCGGCGGAATTGTGACTGTCACCGTCGCATGGTGCCAGTGGCTGAATCGGTGCGTGTGCGCATCCACCTCGTCCGTGCCAGGCGCGTAGTACTCCGTGTTGCCCGCCGTGTTGCCCACCGTCATCACCGGCGAGGGCGTGCCCGTGCTGCTCGCGCCGGTGGAGATCGAGTGCGTGTGCGCGTTGAGGTTGTGGCTGTGCATGGGCAGGCCGTGCCGGTGCCGGTTGACGACGTGGCTGTGATCGCCGGCGCTCTCCGTGTACACAGAGGACACGCCCTCACCGCCTGAGAGCGGCCCGCCCGTCGCCGCCGCGTCGCTGATCACGCTCTCCGGCGTGCTCACCGTCATCCCACCGCCGGAGCTGCTCGTGCGCGCGCTCGCGCCGCCAGCTGCCGCCATCGTCGCGTAGGTGCGAAACCGCTCCAGCTGCCAGTAGATCAGGCAGCTGTTGATCCTCAGCACATTGCCCGGCACGTAAAAGCGCATCTCCAGCGGATGCTCGCCGTCCGCGTTGTCGCTCAGCTGCATACTGTACATATTGGTCGCACCCTGGCTGTATAGTTCCTGCACGCCGATCTTCTCGATCACCTCGTTGAGCGCCTCCGCGCTGTCCGCGCGCCCCGTGCTCAACACGTACTTGACCCGCCCCGGGTCACCGATCGCGTCGCTGTGCGTCTCGCTTACAACGCGCAGCGCCGTCACCTCGCCCGAAATCTCGTCCAGCACCCGCACCGTGTCGCCCGTGCGGATATCGTCCACGGCCTCGCCGGTGGCCTGATAGTAGTCGATCGCGTCGACCTCGTAGCTCACCCGCGGCCTGCAGCCCATCTCAAGGATGACCTCCATCCGTGCTTTGAGCATTGCCGGATCCGTCTGCCTGCGGTCGGCATACACCCCCTCGCGCACATCGTATGGGTCGCTGACCCCCGGCGCATCGAGGTAATCCAGCCCCCCGTTGACGCCGGCGATCGTCAGCTGGTTGTCCCCCTCGCCGTATCCTCGGCCGAAAAGGCGCGTCACCACCGTCGCGTCGACGCTCCGCTCGATGCCCTGCACATTGCGCCCGTAGACCAGGCTGCCCGCGCTCTCCTGCGCCGCGCGCGTGAAGTGCAGCGTCCACGGTGTCGCCGTCGTGTCAAAGCGCATCGCGTACCCGCCAACGATCACCTCTCCAAGGCTGGCGATCGCCTCAAGCAGCGTCACGTCCTCAAAGTTGTACTGGAATTCGTCCTCAAACTCGCACTCGCCCAGCACCCACCGCTTAACCGTCTGGTGCTCAAGCAGGTATAAAAGCACCTCGCGCGTTTTAACGCCGGTGCCGCCCAGCTCGTGCCATCCCTCAAGCAGGTCGTCAAGCAGCGTGCATTCCGCGCTTTTGAGGCTGTACTCGACCTGCCCCTTTCGACGCCGCTCATCCCGAGGGATATCGCAAAAGCGAAAAAAGCCGATATCGCGCCCGCCGTCATCGATGCGCGCAAACGTCTCTCCCGGCACGATCTGCGCGTTCTGCGCATCGCCCTGCGCCAGGCAGATCGCCGCCGTGTTCATTTCGTTCTCCTTGAGCTCGTAGCTCAGCGAGAGCGCGCGCTCCAGCGGGCCGATGGGCACGAGCGCCTTGTTATACAAAAAAATCCCGGTCATCCGCGCCCTCCTTACTCTGGCCACCGGCAGCACGCGCTCACCGTGACCGCCGCCTCGCTGCCGCTCACGCGGACGGTGACCGCCGTCTCCCCGCGCGCTAGCAGCCGCGCCCAGCGCGTCACGTGCGCAAAGCTCAGCGTCCCGTCCTGCTCGATCACCGCCGCGTCCTCAATGCCGGGCTCGCCGGCGCAGTAGACCAGCGTGCCACCCTCGGGGACGCTCATCCCCTCGATGCGCAGCACCTGATCGCCGCAGACCGCCTCAAGCGCGGTCATCGTGCCGCCCTGCGCCGTCGCCTCTATGGTGATCGGCGCGCACAGCGCCGTCTCCATCGCAAGCTCAAGCGCCGCCTCGCCGCCGCTGGTCACCGCGGCAGCCCGCGTGCGCGTCCGGCTGCGCGCGTACGGCTGCAGCGTCATCGTCAGCTGCACCATGCCCATCGGCCATGAGCGCCACTCGTACGTGCCGCTCGTGTCAAAGGACGCGATGCGCACGACGTCCGGGTCGTTGTCAAAGATCAGCTCGCCCCGGCCGCCCTGCAGCCAGGTCAGCAGCCTGCGCCGCCATTGCGGCGTCGCCTCTTCTCCGTCCTGGGGCGTCAGCCGCAGGACGCGCGTCGTCGGCAGCTGCGCCGCCTCGCCGATCTCCACCATGCTGCCGTCTGGCATTTCGTATTCGCTGCGCTCGATCTTCGCGCCGATATGCATGCTGTCTCCCAGCGCGGCCACCGCGCCGTAAGCGCTCACGTGTACGCCGCGAAACGTAAATCCGTCCATTTATCGCCACCCCTTGATTCTGCCGGCCGCGCCGCGCGTCGTGTCCGATGCGCGCCTGCGCTCCGCCTGGCTGACGTACAGCTCCAGCATATCGCCCGCGCGCCGCGCATCCATGCCCAGCGTCATCCCGGCGATGGCCTGCGCCACCGCCTCGCCCATCGCCGCGTAATCGATCTGCGCGTCCGTGCGCGCCGCTGCCGCCGCGCCGGGCGACGCCGAACCGTATCCGTCAAATACGGCCTGCGCCAGGCTCGCGCCGCGAGCGCGCAGCTCCTCCCCGCTCTCATCGAGCGACTCAAACAGGCCCGCCGCCGTGTACTCGCCGGCCTCTTTCATCGCCAGGCTCGGGCTGTTGATCATCATTTTATTCTTATATCCGCTCAGCACAGACGCGCCCAGCGACACGCCCGCGCTGTACGCCGCGCCCTGCGACGAGCGGATCGCGTCGATCAGGCCCGCCGCGCTGTGCCGTCCGGCCTCGTCCATGCCGTCCATGCCGCGCGCCGCGCCGTCTGCGGCGCTCTCGCCGATCATTTCGCCCGCCGCTTCCATGTCGCCTTCGGCGGCCTCGATCTCCTCGACTGCGCGCTCGCTGACATCCTTGGCGGCGTCCTCCATCTCCGTGGAGGTCGCCTCAAGCGCAGCAGCCGCCTCCTCGCCGGCCCGCTGCATCGCCGCAGCGGCGTCCTGCTCGATCAGCGCGATCTCCTCAAGCAGCGCCGCCTTCTGCGCCTCAAGCGTCCAAAGGCGCACGTTGTCACCGCTGCTCATCGCGCGCGCGATCTCCCCCTCGAGGATCTCAAGCTCCGCGCGCAGCACCGCCGCCGCCTCGTTTGCCGCCGCGCTGCCCGCCGCGCCGAATACGCCGCTTGCGCCCATGCCCTCGTCAAGCTCCTGCACAAGATCGGCCATCCCGCTCTTGATGTGCGCGCCCAGCGCCGCCATCGCCTCGCCGATCGCCTCCGGATCTATCGCCCTTTCCAGTGCCTGGTCAAGCGCCGCATACAGCCCGTCGCCCAGCTCCACCGCGCCGCGCATGATGCCGCCGAACAGGTCGCCCTCGTCCATACTCCGGGCTACCTCGTCAAGCGCGTGCGCCGCACCGTTCACCAGCGGCTCAAACGCCTCGCCGCCCATCACCTGCGCGCGCCGCACCACGCGGTCCAGCTGCACGCCGACCTCGTCCGCGCGCGTCGCCGTCAGCGCATCGAGCGCTCCGGCGGTCCTCTGCGCATTGGACGCGATCGAGGCAAAGATCTCAAGCACCGCGCCGCCGGTGTCCTCCCACTGCGTGCCGAAGAGCGCGATGCCCGCCTTCTGCCGCTCCAGCGGGTCGCTCATGCGCGCCAGCGCCGCGATCGTCAGGTCAAACGCCGCGCTCGCGGTTTCCCCGCCCATCGCAAACTTTCCGGGCAGATCCGCCGCCTCAAGTCCCAGCGCCCTGAGCGCCTCCGTGGTCGATTCGCTCCCGTCGCCGATGCGCAGGGTAAATTCCTTAAATGCATCGCCGATCTTGTCGATGTCGTAGATGCCGCTCTGTGCGCCGGCCGTCAGCGTGCCGATAAATTCCTCCGCGCTCTTGCCGGCCTTGGCGTAGTAGGGCGCGTACTCGTTGATCGTGTCGAGCAGGTTGCCGTTTTTGTCCGCGCCGTCCTGCGCGCCGGAGGCCACCAGCGCATAGGCGTCCCTGGCCGTGATGCCAAAGACCTCCATCATCTGGCGCGCCGTGCGCGCGCTCTCCGGGATGTCCATGCCAAAAACGTCGTCGAGCCTGTAGGCGATCTGCGTCGCCTCCTCTAGCTCCTCGCCCATCGCGCCGGCGTACGTGGCCACCACGCCCACGCTGCGCGCCACGTCCTCAAGGCTCTCGCCGTAGCCCTCTTTGAAGATCTCCTTTGCGCTGCTTACCAGCGATTCAAGCTCCGCGCCCGTCGCGCCGGTGTACGCCGCCAGCTGGCCCTCGCTGCGCGTCTGCTCCGCGCCCGCGCCGAATGCCGCGCCGGCAGCGGCCGCCGCGCCTGCGGCGATTCCGGCTGTGCCGATCTTCAGCCCGCCCAGCTGGCCGAGCTTGTCAAGCAGGCCCTGCACGCCGCCGCCCGCGCTCTGCGCAGCGTCACCGATGCCGCGGATGCCCTCCTGCGTTTCCTGCGTCGCGTTCCCGGCGTCGCGCAAGGCGTCCTCGCCGTCCTCAAGCGCGCGGTTGTAATCACGCAGCGCGCTGCGCGATCTGGCCAGCTCGCTGCGCAGGTTGTTGATGCGCGTGCGCAGCTCCGCCGCCTCACGGCTGTTTGTGCCGTAATGCTCCTCCACCTTGCCCAGCTGCTCGCGCATCAGGCCCAGCGCCGCCTCCTGCGCCTTGATCGTGCTTTCCAGCGCGTCGCCCTGGCGGCGCATGGCCTCCATGTCCCCGCCGGCGGCGGCATATTCGCTGGCCGCCGCGCGCATGGCCGACTTGCTCTCCCGGATCTCCCGGTTGATCGCCGCGAGCTGTTTTCGATATTCCGCCTCGCCATCAAGCGCGATCTTATTGCGGATCGTGTCGTTTTTCTTTTCCATCCTGCCCTCCTCGTCCGGCGCTCACGGGCAGTCGCATAGCCCGCCGATCACCGCGCGCCGCTGCGGCTCGTCCCTGCGCATCATGCGCTCCGGCGCGCTGCGCGCTGCGCGCGCGCCCCGCGTCACCGCGATCAGCGCCGCGGGGCTCATCTGCCAGAATGCGGCGTCCTCGACCCCGCCTGCAAGCGCGCGCCTATACAGCGCCGTCCACGGCAGATCCTGCCCGTCCTTTACGCCTGCGGCGGCTCGTCCTTTTTTTTTGCCGTCGGCGGCATACTCTGCATCACGCCGTCGATCAGCGCCTGCGCCGCCTCGCGCAGCTGCGCATAGTCCGCCTTTACGTCAAACTCATGGCGCGTCATCGGGCTTTCGCCCGCCGCCATCTGCGCGCTCACGACCGCGCCGTAGGCCACCGCCTCAAGCCCGACAAACGTGCGCGCCGTCAGCTGCATCACGATGCCAAGGTACCCAAGCCGCGTGCCTACGGCCCATTGCCAGTAAAGCTCCGTCTGGCGCATCTGGTTGTGGTCAAAGCGCACCGCCACCTCCCGGTCAAACAGCCGGATCTCGCCCTGCGGTGCAGGGAATGCTGTATCGCTCATCATCATGCTCCGTCCTTTTTAATAAAGCCGCCCCGCAAAAGCGGGGCGGCCTGATTTTACGTCGGTTCAGTCTCCGTGTCCCACGGCGCGCGGACCCGCGAGAAAAACGTCTCCGGCGTCATCGCGTTTTCCCTTCCCGCGGTGTCGTAGACATACTCCGTCAGGCGCACAGGCTTCGCGCCATTGCCGGGCGTGTAGCGGTACGCCAGGCGCGTGCCGCTGCCTTTGATCGTGGGGATCTGGTAGGCGACCGTCCCGTCCTCCATCGTGCGCATCTGGCTCTCGCCCTCGGCGAAATTGACGCAGTAGATCCAGCGCATCATGTACGTGCCATCGTCGCGCGTCGCGCATACGCCGACCGCGAAGTCAGGCGCCAGGCCGTCGCCGATCAGCTCGCCGCCGTTTGCGTCCACCGTGCGGCCGAGCATATCGCAGCGCACCGCAGGCAGCACACGCGGGTACTCAACCTTCACGTCCATGCCCGTCAGGATCTTGGTCTTGCGGATCATGCGGTCGCTCGCCGGCTGCTTGCCCTCGGCGTACTGCGGCGTCAGGCCGCAGGTGATGCCCTCGCAGGCCAGGTACGGCGTGTCATACTCCGGCGGCGTGTCCGGCGTGTCCTTTTTGATCATCTTCGCCAGGTACACATCGCCCATGCCGACAAAAAGCCCCAGCTCCTGCAGCTTCTCAAGAGTCGATTCCATTGTTATTCCTCCTCAGCGTTTCTCTCGTCGTAGCGCAGCGCGAGGATGATCGGATGGATCTGCGCGGCAATCGCCGCCGCAGCGGCGTCCTCGCAGTCCGTCCACATCCGGCAGTAGAGCAGCGCCGCCTGCCCGTAGAGGTACGGCTCGGCCGCCGCCATCGCGTCATGCACGCCTCCGGCGCGGATCGCACCGATCGCCGCAATCATCGCGCGCTCGGCGTCCCTGTCCGCCTCGCTTCCCTCCTCGATGCCGCGCAGGTACGCGCGCACATCAGCCTGACCGCCGATGGCGGCCAGGACGTCGCTTGCGCACATCATGATCAGGCCGCCACGCCGACCAGGCGCAGACGGTTGACGTCGGTGATGTTGATGTCGTAGTCGCTGCCGCACACGACCTTGACGATGTCAAGATCGATGTCCTTGTCGCTCTCGATGCTCAGCGCGTCGTCATAGTTGACGTGGATCGCCTTGAGATCGCCGACGACCGGCGTGCTCGCGTAGTCGCACAGCACGACCTTAAAGCCGAGCATCGCCTGATCCGGCGCGCCAAAGAGCGCAGCAGCGCCGTTGGCAAGCTCCTTGACCATCGCGTAGTAAGCCGCCGGCGTCATCACGACCTTGGCCACGCGGCGCGCGGCGACCGGCAGCGCGGCCAGCGCCGCGCAGATCGCGTCGTACATCGTCGCGCCGGTGACCCTGGCAACGCCGGTCGCCGCCGCCAGCACGCTCATGTGCGCGTACGCGCTCGCCGGGCTCAGGGCGAAGATGCGGCGCAGCATACGGTTCTGATGGATTTCGCGCAGCTTGCCGGTGATGTACGCGTCCAGGCTCACATCGGTGCCGCGCATCACGCCGCCAGGCACGCTCACCTTATCGCGGCCCGGGAAGCGGCCGAACAGGATGACGTCGTCCTCCATCTCGTGCTCGGTGGCCGCCGTGCCCGCGGGAACAGCCTCGTCGACGCTCGTCTCGGTGGTCGCTGCCTTGGGCAGGCGCAGGCCCTTGATCTGGGTCACAGTGATCTCCGCGAGCAGCTCGTCCTCGCCGTAGATGTCGGTGATCAGGTCATTGCTCACGGTCACCGGCAGCAGGCCGTTGCCCGGATTCGCGCCCGTCGTGATCGGCACGCTCAGCGCGCTGAGCACCTGCGCGGGCACGGCGCTGCCGTTGATCATCGCGCGCAGCAGACCGCCGCGCGCCTCGGCCTTTTCCTGCGCGCTGCGCGCGTTAAACTGCGCAGCCACGCGGGTGCGCTGCGCGTTTTCCTCATTCTCGAGCGCGCCGCTCAGGTCCTGATAGCGCTGCGCATCGGCAGCGATCTCATCGCGCACGGCCTTGAGCTCCTCGTCCCTCGCGCCGCCGGCCAGCTGCATACCGGCCAGCCTCTCGCGCGCCGCGCGGATTCTGTCGCCCAGCGCCTGCACCTCGCTGCGCACCGCGGCAATGTCCAGCTCCGCCTTGACCCTCACGCCGCGACCAAAGGCATTGGCGGCATAGCGCATCGTCTGAGTGTAGGTTTTCATGGTGTTGTCCTCCTTTTTTGTTTTACATCGTCATGCCGAGGCCGGCGAGGATCTCGTCGGCCTCCTTGAGGTAATCGCGCGCCGCGGCCTCCGGCGCCTGCGCCGGCTTGGGCACGCCCAGCCTGCTGCGCAGCTTGCCGATGTCCATCGCCGCATACCGGCCGATCATCGCCGCCGCCGCGCCCTCCTCCATCGCGTCGCGCTCGTAGCGCAGGATCCTGTCGCACAAACCGCACGCCAGCGCCGCATCCGGCGTCAGGTACGTGTCCTTGTCAAGCTCCGCGCGCAGCGCGTCCTCGCCGCCGGTGTAGCGCGTCATGTACGCGTGCACCATCACGTCGCGGATCATGTCCAGCACGTCCGCCTGCTCGCGCAGCTTGTCCGCATTGCCCATCGCACCGACCCAAGGCTTGTGGATCATCATCATAGAGACGTCGTACATCTCCAGCTCACCGGGGTCCGCGGCCATGGCCACCAGGCTCGCCGCGCTCGCGGCGATGCCCGTCACCCGCACGCGCACGCTGCCCTTGTGCTCAAGGAGCATATTGTAGATCTCAAATCCCGCGAATACGTCGCCGCCCGGGGAATTGATCTCCACCAGGATGTCCTGCCCGCTGTAGGCGCTCAGCTCCTCGCGCAGGAGCGCCGGCCAAACGGCGTCCTCGTACCAGCTCTCGCCGCTGTCGATCGGCCCGCTGAGCACCAGCACCGCGCGGTTATCCGTCTCAGCTGCCGCGTCCAAAAAGTCCCAGAATCTGGGCATCGTTCACTCCTCCTCGCCGCGCGCTGCATTGTGCGCGCCGTTGATCTCATTGACGTCGATCGTCGCGCCTGCGGCAACCATCGGCACCGGCGCCAGGTCCTTGCTCACCAGCGGCACGTCGCCGCCCTCAACCGGCGGCCTGTGCGCCTTGGCGCGCAGCTCGTTGACCGTGATCTCGCCGCAGCGGATCGCGGCCTGATGGCGCGCGCCGAGCGTCGCGCTGTCCGCTCGCAGGAACGCTTCCACGTCAAAGCGGAAGGCGTATCCCTCTTTGCGCTCGCGCACGGTAAGGAGCTTGTAATTAAGCTCCTCCTCCCACATCTGCACGATCGGCTGCATCGTCAGCGTCAGAAACTCGATGTTCTGCTGCTCGATCGTGCTGCCGGTCGTGTCCGCTGTCTCGCCCAGCAGATGCGGCGGCAGGTTGTATACCGTCGCCACCCTGGCGCGCGTGATGCGCTCCACATCGATGAGCTGCTGGTCAAACGGGCTCCCGTCAAGGCGCGTCGCTTTCATGCCGCTTTCCAGCGCGATCACCTGACCGCCGCTTTTGCGGTAGAGCTTTAGCATCTCCTCGACCGCGCGCGCGCGCTTGCCCTCGCCGAAGCTGCCCGGAAACTCCAGGATCAGTCCCCGGCTGACGCCCTTGGCGCTCTCCAAGGAGAACGTCTTGACGTCGTCGCTGTAGCTGACCGTGCCCCTGAGCACGTCCGTCAGCCGGATCGCCGTCGCGCCGTCCAGGCTCATGTGGTGCATGGCCAGCACGTACCAGCTGTGAAGGTACTCCGTCGCGCCGTCCGTGCGCGTCACGACGTACCACAGCTCGCCCGTGATCTCCTCGATCATCGGCGTCACGCAAGCCGGGTCAAGCACGCGCAGGCCGCACAGCCTGCCCTCCCGGTCAAACTCCTTGACCGCGTAGCTGCGCCCCTCCGTATTGCGATAGCCCTCCATCGCGCGCTTGAACGCGTACGCGCTCATCATCCGGTGGGGCCGCAGCGCGATCATCGCATCGCGCGGGTCGTCGGCGATCTCGGTTCCCCGATACAGCCGGCACGGCATCGTGGCCAGCGCATTCGCGATCCGCGTCACCGCCGCGTAGATCGTCTCCTGCGTGGCCAGCGTTGCCTCGGCGCGCGCCCGGTACACCCCTGACCAGGTCAGCGCCGGCCGGCCTGTGCCTGCCGACTGCGGGCGGTCCCTCGCCCGGCCCTGCGTGCTGTTTTGCGTCCGTCTTTTTTTGCTCATGTTATCCCCTCCGTCTGCGGCACGCCGCCCCTGATCGCAAAGCCCTTGACCACGCTGAACGGCCACATCCTCTGGCGGTGCGCCTGCATCGTCGCCTCCGGGCCAGGCGGGCCGCTCAGCCGCCAGCCCTTCGCACGCAGCGCCTCGTAAAGCCTGTAACGCAGCTGCTCGGCCTCTGCGGTCAGCTCGTACGCGTGCACGATCGCCACGTCGTAAATGAGGCTCACGCGCGTCGGCCGGTTGCCCGCCGGCTCAAAGCTTTCCTCGCCCACGCGCCAGCCGACGTAGATGTCCGCGTCTTTTTCGTACGGCCAATGTCCGCACTGCGGATGCACTCCGCTGATAATCGTTTCAATCTCCTGCTCCGGGCTCATCTCAGTCTCCTATTCCCAGCTCCTGCGCAAAGATGCTGTTGATCCGCTCGCGCGACGCCTCCCTGGCGCGCGCGTTCCAGGGATTTCCGTGCTTGTACTCGACCATCGCCGCGACCAGGCCAGCGCGGCGCGCCTTGCCCCTGCGACCCTTGTAGCTGCCCTTGGCATATACCTCGATGATCACCGCGCCGGCGACCATGTATGGCGCATCCCACACGAGCTTTTTGCCCAGCTCGCCGCTCGGGTCGACAAAGCTCTGCTCCTCTTCGCGGCGCAGCTGCTCGCGCAGCTCGCCCGCCGCCAGCTCAAGCGCGCGCTTCGCCCGCTCGCCAAAGCCGCTCTCCCTGTCCGCCAGGCGGCTCATCAATGTGTCCAGTCCGTCGATCTCGATGTGTGCCATGGCACGTCACTCCCTGATCGTGTAGCGGCTGCGGCTGCGCATCGCGCGCACGCGCAGCTCTCTGCCCCGGTGGTCATATGCGTCCGGGTACTCCACCCGGTAGATCTCGCCCCGCCAGCGGATCAGGTCGTCGCTCCTGATTTCGCGCATCCTCATGCAAAACAGCTTGACGTCCTCGATCCGTCCGCTCTCATCCTGCTGGCTCTCGCTCCATTTTTCGTCGCGCACCTCGCACATCGTCTCTCCGATCACGCGGTACGCTCCCTCCTGCGTGCGCCGCAGGATCTCAATGCGCTGCCTGTATCTCTCTCTGCTCATAGCAAAAGGCTCCCTCCGATGATGTGGCTGTCGCGGCCCTCGCCGTACACGTCCATTTCGCCCAGGCGCACGATGTAGGCGTCCATCATTGCCATAAATCCGTCGATTTTTTTTGCCCGGCTGTCGCGCTTGGCCGGGTACCAGTTCTCTTTTTCCAGGTCAAAAAAGTCGTTCCTCAGCCGCACGTTGCGCAGGTACCACTCAAACATCGCATTGTGCTCCCATAAGACCTGCCCGTCGAGCATGAGTTCCTTGAACGATTTCATCGGCGCGTTGAACGTGAGCGGCCCCTGCCGCACTTCGCGCATCGCAAAGCCCTCGGCCGCGAGCGAGCGCACCAGCTCCGGCGCGTTGTACGGGTCGTACCCGATCGCCCGGATGTTAAACACCCGGCTCTGTTCCATCAGCCAGGCTTTTACGACGTCGCGCGGTTCTGCGATCATGATGCTCAAGGGCATTTCGCGGTTGTGCTTGGTTCTCCTGACCGTGTTCATGGTGACTGCCACCGTGGGGATGGTGGAGCACTCGAAGGTCAGACTGTTGGCCGCCTGGGCGGAGCAGTAGATGCCGCACTCGGCAGCGACTGCCATACTGGCTCCGGCAGGGGTGGC